CAGGGTAATAAACAAGTACACTATTCTTTTGTCCATATCTGTATGCCCTATCCTCTGCTTGTGAATGATCTGCAGGAACAAACGACAAGTCATTAAAAATAACAGTATCTGCCGCGGTTAGAGTAATCCCAACTCCCGCCGCTTTGATGTTACCTATAAAAATCTTTACTTTATCTTCGTTTTGGAATCGATCGACAGATTGTTGTCTTCTGTCTTTAGACATTCTACCGTCTAAGACTACCGCCTTCTTTCCATACTTTTCATAAATCATATCTAAAGACATAGTGAAATTAGTAAATACAATTACCTTCCTACCTTGTTCTAATACTTTATCAATCAATTCACACGTGTGGTCAACTTTTTCAATTGCAATAAGTTGTCTTAATTTCATTAATCGATTAAGGGTAACCGTAAGACTTTCTTTTTTCCTGTTCTCCTTACTTATTCTTAGAAACTCCGTAAGTTCATCGTCGTAAAAAGAATTCTTTAGTTCTAACCATATCGGTGAAATAATTTTTTCAGGTAAATCTAATATATCGGTTTTCATTCTTCTTAGCACCACCGCCTTGGTTTGTTCTCTTAATTCGTCTAAGTTACTTGCACCACTCGTATTCCATATTTTTCGTCCACCCACCCTAAATTGGTAACCTTTACAGTACCTTAAAACATAACTCTTCCAATTAAGTGTTAGGGGTGAGTTTACTATTTTTAATAAATTAAAATAATTAATTGGTCTTGAGGTCATTGGTGTTCCCGTAAGTAACCAAACCTTGGGTATTTTTGCAAGTATATCATTTAACAGTTTTGTTCTCTGTGCTTGACTATTTGAAATGTAGTGAGCTTCGTCAACTATTGCAAGGTCAAAACCTTCATTTAGTATTATTTTATATGCATCACTATCCTCTGTATTTTCTGTGGTGTGAAAGTTTTTTAATATATCATAATTTATAATATAATATTTAAAAGTGGATCCCCACTTCTTTCCTTCAACGATTAATACATTTTCGTCTGAATAAAGTTCTATTTCTCTCTTCCAATTGATTTTAAGGGACGCTGGACAAACTATTAATACCTTTTTAATGTCACTCTCCAAAGATGCGATAACTGTACTTGTGGTCTTCCCTAACCCCATATCATCAGCAAGGATAAACTTATTGTTTGCCAATAACTTCTCTATTGCTATTTTTTGGTGTTCCATTGGAGGTCTGTGAGAGTATGGACTGTAATCTACTTCACGGTCTAATGTTTTTTCCTCTTGAATGACGGACGCTTTGGGTATCCACATAGAAATGGGTTTCATTTCTTTAGTTAAGTTACCCCATATATTATATGCCTTATCACTCTCACATAATAATTTTTCCACCCACACTTCTTCGACGGGGGACATAAGTAATCGATCTTCTTGTAGTTTAGTTCCAAAAGACCTCGCAATTCCGAGATACTTTCGAGCAACCTTAGGCACTACCTCATGATATTTTATGATATAGTCAGATTGTGGACGAGTTAAACTATAATTTTTCGATCTTTCGAATTTATGTTTTAAGTCCAATATATGGTTATTATAACCTGTATATCCTGTTACAATCTCCCTCGCTTGTATTTCGGGTAATAAGTTTCCCATCTATAAACTAAATATAAGGAATTCAAATCAGTTTTTAAACTATTTATCTATATGAGTAAAAAATTACCAATTAAAAGAATGAGTAAATTCTTCTCTGAAGAGGACTTCGACTTTAACATTCAAATAGGTCAAGAGTATCTTCACGGAGATTTAAATATGAAATTGGTTCTCTATCGTGTTGATACTGAGAGTACAGATACCGATGCGGTATATGCTGAGGTTGGTAAGGATCAGATTAAGTTTTTTCCACCTATCGAATTCAATGCGTTAGTTAAAATAGAGGCACCTAAAAATCAATCATATAAACCTGGCTTAGTTCGTTACATAGAACCCGGCAATATGACTGTATCTGTCTATATTAATCATTTACAAGATTTAGGGGTTGATATAAAGTATGGTGATTTTATTGCATATCCTGAAACCGAAGATAAAATTAGATATTACACGGTCTCGAATGATGGTAAGGTTACTTCAGATAATAGACATAATATGTTTGGTTTTAAACCACACTACAGAACAATAACATGTGTACCGGCAGAAGAGTCGGAATTTAGAGGAATATAATGGCAATACCTAAAAGAAAAAATGACATAAAAGTTTACCAAGGAAATGAATTAATGGGTAGACGACAGGAATTATTAGATAAAATCACTGAGGGTGATTCGTTTCTTCCTGACTCGGTATTACACGATGATTTAGATTTGGGTATGTTAGATTTTGTCAAAAAGAACTTTGTTGTTATTTCTGGCGGGACACAAATACCAATTATACCTAAAATTTTAACTACACAACGTTGGGGTGAATTTACCAACACATGGGATTTTGCCAATTTAGATGGTAATCCGTCGTTACCTTTTATTAGTGTAATCAGAAAACCCGATGTTCAACTCGGTACTAACCCAAGTTTACAAAGAACAATACCCGATAGACAACAATTTCATTATGCCACCGTACCAACATGGAATGGTACTCAAATTGGTGCGGATATTTATAAAATACCTCAACCTGTACCTATTGATATAAGTTATGAAATCACTATTATTTGTTCAAGATTCAGAGATTTAAATAAATTTAATCAAACAATATTACAAAAGTTTTCTTCTAGACAAGCGTATACAACTGTTAAGGGACATTATGTTCCAATAGTGTTAGATAGTATTGAAGACAATACACCTGTAGAATTAGACTCAAGAAGATTTTATGTTCAAAACTATAAATTTACATTATTAGGGTTTATCATAGATGACGAAGAGTTTGAAGTAAAACCTGCGGTTAGTAGATTGTTTTTAATGAACGAATTTATCCAAAGTAATAATTTTGAGAAAAAATACCTCACCAAAAACTTAGAGATTACAGTTGCTAACTTTACTGCCGATGGTGTCCAAACAATTTTCAGTGTAGGTGAAACAATAGGTATTCTATTTAATGTAACAATTAATGGTTTGTTACAAGAGAGAGGTGTTGAATTCAACCACGTTTCTTTGACATCTAAAATAAGTTTTGTTGAACCTCCAAGAGATGGGGCTAAAGTAACTATAACATATTATAAAGGTAGGTCAAGTGTTTTTGTAGATTCCGACGGAAATGTGAGACAGGTTTCTACAGAATATTTTGATTACTCAGGAGGTGGTCTTTCATTTACTACAACAAACAATATAGATAGTGTTATTAGTTTAGATTTAAACGGTCTATTATTAGAAGAAGGTAGTGATTTCGATATTACGGGTGGTACTGAAGTAACACTAAATGGTACTCCTCGAGTCGGATCAAGAATAGGTATTACTTATTTATTCTAATAACCCACTGGGTTTTTTGGGTTTTATAAAAAAACTACTGGGATATTTTTTTGAATTTTAATTGGCAGAAATCAAAGTGCGTAGAACAAGGTTTACAATTTTAATTGGCAGAAACCTATTCACCATATAAACCTCTTTTTCGGTCCACACAATTACTTTCTATCCACTTTTCCACAACTTTATAAATTTTAAAACCATTATCGTCACAATACTTTTTTAAGATATCGTGGTGTTTTTGACTTATTTTGATGTTTTTGGGGTTTTTGTCGCTCATAAAGATAAATATAGATAAAAAATTATCTTTAAATATCCTAAAATAGAAAACTTGGGAACTCTTTACTAAAAACTAAGATATTTATAGTAAACAATAAAAATTTATAATTAAAGTTAATCGATGGCAAATTCAAACAGAGTATTCGTTTCTCCAGGTGTATATACCTCAGAAAAGGATTTAACGTTCGTAGCACAAAGTGTGGGTGTGACCACATTAGGGTTATCAGGTGAGGCACTAAAAGGACCTGCATTTGAACCAATTCTAATAAGAAATTTTGACGAATTCAAAACATATTTTGGACCTACTTCACCAACCAAATTTTCGGACGGTAATCCAAAATACGAGTTGGGTTATGTTGCAAAATCATACCTCCAAGAATCTAACCAATTGTTCGTAACAAGAGTTTTAGGTTTAACGGGTTACGTACCAAAAATAACATACGCAATTAAAACATTAGGGGGAATAACAGTAGACCTTACAGGTGGAACTACAAATACAGTAGACTCACTTTCAGGAACTTCAACAAATATCTCCACAAGTACATTCGCATCAGATCTTTCAGGAAAGGTGGCGAATGACGGAGACAGTATTGTTGATTCTATTAATAGTCTTACTGTGGTTGACGGAACATGGTTTACTATTGGTTTAGTTGATGGTTCAGAGACAGTGAGTTTAAACTCATCTTTAGAGGTGTCAGGTCCAATAGGTACAAACAACAATAACAATTGGTACAATACGTACTTCTCAGTAGATGGTCTTGGGGATGTCGACGGGGTATATTCATACCTTTTCGTATTTGACGCAACGGCAGACGGGTTTAAAATAACTCAATTTAAATATGGGGCGGAAGTAAATTCTGACTACGACAATATAGTGGTATTATCATTGAGATCAAGAGGATCATACCAAGGACAAACATTAAAACTTGAATTAGGTTTATCAACTGACGTAGATGTTACATCATCTACTTTAGGGACTGACCCACTATCAGAATTTACACTTAGTGTTACAGGTTCTACGAGTGGTGCTAAGTCATTTACATGTACGTTGAACACATCATCTACCAAGTATGTTTCTAAAGTATTAGGTAACACTAATTTCGATAAGAAGAAAAATGAAGTACCTCTTTATGTTTTTGAAGAGTACCCGAAATTATTATCAGCACTTTACGGTCAAGGACTTGTTAGAGGTTTAGATATTGACCATATCTCACATAATGTGGGTAATGATTATTTAAATCAGTGGGAAACACCAGCATCACCAACAGTTGTATCTGAAGTGAGAGGTGGTATTGTTTCTGACTTATTTAGTGTGATTAGTATTTCCGATGGGGACGCAGCGAACACACAATTAAAAATACAAGTTCAAAACATTGACCTTGATTCAGGTGAGTTTGATATGATTATTAGAGACTTCAATGATACTGATAATAACGTTTCAGTACTTGAAAAATTCTCAAGATGTACAATGAACCCTGATTTACCTGGTTACATTGCTAAAAAGATAGGTACTGCAGATGGTGAATATGAGTTACGTTCAAAATATATAATGTTGAACATGGCTGAAGAAGCACCTGTGGATGCATTTCCTGCAGGATTTAAAGGATTTACATCAGATATCTTAGGTACATCTAAAGTTGGTAATATATTATTTAAAACAAAATATAATGTAGCGGGTGATGTTATTTCTTATAACTCACAAGGTACAGAACAAAAAACTAACGGGGATAAAATCAGAAAAGTTACTTTAGGTTTATCATCTCAAATTGGTTTTGATAGAGATTTATTTGAATATAAAGGAAACGCTGCGAGTTCAACCTCACATAGTTTCCACCTTTCAAGTCAAGCGTCTGGTATATCAGGTTTTAAAACAACACCATACGATTTAGAAGGAAACAATAAAGGTTTATTAGAAACTAAATCATACAGAAAATTCACATTCACAGTTTGTGGTGGTTTTGATGGTTGGGATATCTATAGAGGAACAAGAACAAATGGGGATGGTTATATCTTCGGTAAAAACACTTATGTAAGTGGACACACATCTAATCAGGGTGTATTTAGTGATACTGTTGGAAACTCAGATTACTATTCATATTTAGCGGGAATCGAAACATTCTCTAATCCTGAAGCGGTAGACATTAATATATTTGCAACTCCAGGTTTAGATTTCTATAATCACAGTTCATTAACTAATCAAGCAATTGATATGATTGAAGGTGATAGAGCGGATTCTTTATATATTGCTAATTCTCCTAATACTTCAGATGTTGACGAAATAGTTGACCAATTGGATGAAGTTGATTTAGATACTAACTATACAGCAACATATTGGCCTTGGATACAAGTAAGAGACGGGGACAATGCGACTCAATTATACATTCCACCAACAGGTGAAGTTGTTAAAAACATTGCATTGACCGATAATGTTTCTTATCCTTGGTTCGCAGTAGCAGGGTACCAAAGAGGTTTGGTAAACTCAATCAAAGCGAGAAAGAAGTTAACATTAGATAATAGAGATGACTTATATAATGCAAGAATTAACCCAATTGCAACATTCTCAGATACGGGAACAATAATTTGGGGTAATAAAACATTACAAGTTAGAGAATCTGCACTTGACAGAATCAACGTAAGAAGATTATTATTAAGAGCAAGAAAATTAATTTCAGCGGTGGCGGTTAGATTGTTATTTGAACAAAATGACGAACAAGTGAGAAATGAATTTTTAAGATTGGTTAATCCAATATTAGAATCTATTAAGAAAGAAAGAGGTTTATACGAATTTAGAGTAGTAGTGTCTAACGATCCAGAAGATATAGATGCGAATACACTAAGAGGTAAGATTTACGTTAAACCAACTAGATCTCTTGAATTCATTGATGTAGAATTCTTAATTACTCCAACAGGAGCATCATTTGAGAATATCTAATAGAATAAAAAAGGAAAAGGGAGGGTCTAACGACTCTCCCCTATCCAAAAGTAAAAATTGAGATGACCCCAGTATATACTGGTTTAATATATACTAGATTTAATATATTATATACTTTATATCCTATATTTCATACTAGTAATTACTGGGTAATAAAAAAATACGGAAATTAATTGACAATGTCAAGTAGTTCTCAAATAAAAAAGAAAAATATTTCGTGAAGAGATATATTTATAATAATAGAATAACAAATATAACAAAAATACAGACATGGCAGATTTATTAATGAAAATGCCGGTTCCTTACGAACCGAAAAGAGTTAACCGATTTATCGTTAGGTTCCCATCATCATTGGGTATCAACGAATGGTATGTAACATCGGCAGCAAGACCGAGTGCAAAAATCAACTCAGTAGAAATTCCTTTCTTAAATACTTCAACTTACGTTGCAGGTAGATTTGTATGGAATGAACTAAGAGTTAAGTTTAAAGATCCAATTGGACCATCAGCGTCTCAAGCGTTAATGGAATGGTTTAGATTACACGCAGAATCAGTAACAGGAAGAATGGGTTATGCTGCAGGGTATAAAAAAGATATTGAATTAGAAATGTTAGACCCAACAGGTGTTGTGGTTGAAAAATGGATTTTACAAGGTTCGTTCATGACTGACTTGAACTTCAACGAGTTAGATTACAACAATGATGCATTAGCAACAATTGATTGTACATTAAGAATGGATAGATGTATCCAAGTATACTAAAAAAATAATCTGTCGATATATTTCAAGGGGATCTTTTATAAGGGTCCCCTTTTTTATTTCATTTAAACTTTACTTTACACTATTTAATAGTTACATTTAAACAGTATGGAAAACGAATATAGAATAGACCCAACAATTCAATACGATGTTGTTGAATTACCAAGTAGAGGTATATACTATCCAAATGGTACGAAATCATTAAAGGTAGCATACCTAACTGCGGCAGATGAGAACGTATTATCCTCACCAAACTTAGCGGCAAATGGAGACATTGTCACAGAACTTTTAAAAAGAAAAGTTTTAACTAAAGATGTACCTGTTGAAGATTTAACAAGAGAAGATAAAGAGGCAATCCTAATTTTCTTACGTAATACTGCGTTTGGTTCCGAATTAAAACTAGTGTTAAAAGACCCTAAAACAGAAGAGACATTTGAACATACAGTTGATTTAAGTGAACTTACATATAAAGAATTCGATTTAAAAGGTGACGAAAACGGTGAGTATCCATATTTTATGGAAAAATCTAAAGTAGATATCACATTTAAATTTCTTACACCAAAAGACGAACAAGAATTAGAAGATATAACTAAAAGTTGGAACGGTCTTGGTGCACCTCCTATTGTTACAAAAAGATTAGGAAAACTAATTAAGAGTGTTAAAGGTAATAAAGATCAAATGAACATAAGAAATTTCATTGAAACCTTACCGATATTAGACTCTCAAAATTTCAGAAAATATATCAATAAAGTAAAACCAGGTGTAAACTTAGTACACCACGCAGTCGCCCCATCAGGAGAAAAAGTCACTTTTAGAGTAGACTTTGGGGTGGAGTTTTTTCGTCCTTTCTACGGA